AAATCAAATTCAACCACAGTAAACTCTTTCATTGTTTCCAAAATATTTTGAAATCTATAATGACCTTCTCGTTTACCATTTCGTAAATCTGTCTGTGCTGTATCACCAGCAAACATTATTTTACTGTCCTGACCAACTCTTGTGATAAGAGTATCTAATTCATGGAATTCCATATTTTGAAATTCATCACAGATAATAATACTCCTATCAAATGTCTGACCTCGTAGGAATGATGTAGAAATAAACTCAAGCGAACCTTGTGCTATAAGTTTATCATACAACTGTGCGAAATCTTGGTCAGACGGCATTTCAAAAAGATAACGCACGAGGATACGATAAGGATCTTGGTAAAGATCACTCTTTTCCTCAATCGTTCCCGGAAGAAAACCTACATCCCGTGATGGAAGTAGGGAACGTATCAACACAACCTTTTCATAAGGTGTCTGTTTATTCAATACCTGACTGAGAGCCTTATACAATAAAACAAAGGTTTTACCTGATCCTGCAACGCCATGAGCAAATATATTTTGCTCTACGTCATAGGCTTCAAACAACTTTGTCTGAGATTCGCCTATAGGTTCTATATTAATTAATGAATGGTGTGTGATAAACATAGCTTTTCTTCTACTCAAAAGATAGTCCTCCGTATAAAAGAACTATTTATTAATTTCTACCTAAACATCAATAGTTGAATGCGGATTATTTGCTTTGATTTGACGTAAGGTATCCTTCCACTCGTTAGAAGTGTGCATACCACCACCCTGGCCGGAATGTGTCCTTCCACGAATAATACTATTCGGTGATGGAGTGAATACCATAGACCAACCCTGTTTCTTTTTTTCTTCCATCTCTGAAATGGTGCAGGACAATTCATGTTCTACACCATCCGGGTCTTTCATTGTATATTTTGGCATTACTGTTGAATCTTCCAACTGCCGTCTGCCTGTCGGCAAGCAGTACCATATGCCTGTTGGGGTTTACCACCGATAGTAACGGTTTGTGTAAACTCACGACACGGCGTACCGTTAGATGCTACGACTGTTCGTGTTGGAGTCGTGTACCCACTGTTACCTGTGTTAGGGTTACGCCAAGAACTTGAACTGTTATCAGGCGCCTGTTCAAGAGCAGTCTGGAAACTCTGACCCATCATAAGACGGTCACGTTCATCCAACTGTTGACCAATCTGACTGCCTAACATGGCACCCAGACCAATACCCAGTACTGTCCAGATTTCTTTGTTGCTTGAGTTCTGCCCAAGGCCATAAGCAAGTCCACCTCCTAAGAGAGCACCAGCAGCGGTGCCGGTATCCTGCTTAGAATATGTACCTGCGCAACCACTAATAAGCGGTAACGAAACCAAACCAACTAACATTAACTTCTTCATTTACTTCTCCTTATTGACTTTCATTTGGTTTAAAATCACTCTCTTGAGTATATCGTCCTTTATCCTGTGGATCAAAAGTTTCTACACCGACATGCTCCATACCCAAATGGTGTATAAAAATAATCAACTGTCTTTCTTCTAACTCCATAGAATATATTTGTCTAGTACAGATATGTGACCAAGATTTGAGACTGGTATAATAGTCATTAGGTTCACGTTCAAACCATTCTCTCTTAGGTCGTTTCTCTGCCATGTTCTCAGCAATTTGTCTGACTTGCCAATCCGCCCATCGTCCAGTTGCCATTACATTGACGGGCCCGCGGGCCCGTGGCGATGGGGATTCGGCATTTCCCTTATCTGTGCCATTTCCATTTCTTCAATTTCTTGAAGTTTATCCCGAGCATCAGCAATAATCTCTAACTGACCATTGACTGATTCAATAATGTCGGGATGCTCTGCAACACCCGCAGGATGCTTGAGATATACCTGTACATTAGTACGAGCACAGTCTATCTCTGCTTCATACCTTCTTCGCAACGCATTTACTATTTGTTGACTAATCATCGTCGAGCTCGCCCTTGACTGCGTGCTACACCAGGAGGCATAAAGTTTTCTTCCCAACCAAAGGCTTCTCTAACTACTAGGCTATTCAGGCCTTTGTAAATTCTATTCAAATTTTGATCTTTGATATTTACAAGCAGTTTTGCTTCACCTTCACAAAGACCTTCCAAAAGTTGAATAAACAAAGTCTCTCGTTTCATATTATTCAATGTTGTATTGGCGGGCAACTCTTTACCATCAACTACCAAAGCAACATAATTATGTAAAGTTCTTGCCTCATGTTCCAAACGTGTATGCTCTGTACCTTCTGGAGCCTCGTTGGGAATAAAGGGTACATCACCCTCAGGCAACAACCATTTGATAGCTGGATCAAAGGCTGCTTTCAAGATTACTCGCAACTGAGGTGTATCGTATTTTTTCAATACAGCAATCTTCTTGGGTTTATCTTTGGCATTATTTACTTTCGTAAAAATCTCATGCACTAGGGGTCTAAAGGTTTCATCACTCATATCATTCTCCATTAGAAAGAACTTATATTTTCTATAAGTCCATTAAGTTTCTTTTCTACAAAGTAATTAAATAATTTACTTTTGTCTACTGTTTTATATTTACTGTATGACCATTCAATCTGATTTTTAATATCAGGAGGACATTTTCGTAAATCTATTAGGGTTGAATTTCTATTCCAATTGCGTTTCCATGTATCAACAGGACACTTAGCAAGAGTATATAATTCATCAGTGTTGAATAGAGGATTGTCCATCGCTTCCACAACTGTATTGATTATTGTTTTTCTCAAAGGCTTCTGTCTCTTATCGGTTATGAATGTATCATCATTTGATAACACATTTGGAATACCATCACTACGATCACCCTTTAGAATATGCTCCTGTAGATATTGGGCCGGGTCATCATGTTTCACAAACTTTTTAGTCAACGGACTATATTGGTCAACATTATAAACGTGTAATTGAATAAAATCTTTATCGGAAGATATAATCAAATGTTTACTTTGTTGATCTGCAAGAACAAGTGTTGCAATAATGTCATCTGCCTCTGCGCCTTCAACGTCTAAAGTTTTATAAGGAAAGTACTCTTTCAACTCATCTCGTATATTGTTTAGAATACTAAAGATAGCATCCCAATCGTGCCCAGAAGATTCTCTATCTTTTTTACGACTGGCCTTGTAGTATGGAAAATAAGTTCTTCTCCAATACTGTTTATTATCGCAAGCAATAACAAACTCATCACCATACTTATCAGAGAATCGTTCTCGGTAATAACGTATGTTATTTAATACAATATGACGAACTAAACTATCATTTAGTTCCTCACCACGTTTCAAACTAACCATCAATGCACCCAGTGCAATCTGGTTATAGTCAACCAATATACTCATTATATATCATCCTATCAATGGTGTTTCTTGTCTTACCTTAACGTATCCTTCTTTATCATAAGCATATGCAAGTGTTTTATACTGTATCTTATGCTGTTGATCTTTACCATAAAATAAATCTAACCAAACGCCAGTATCAAAATAAGTGTTTATATTTTTCAAATAAACTTCTTTGTTTAGTAATTCAGTTTTATATTGCCGTTCTTCTTTTTTAGTTTCTGCTTTTCGGATAAGTATTTTCAATTCTTTCACTCGATTCCTATTATATTTCTGCCACTCTTTTACCTTTTTCAAAGATAGATAATGGTCATCATCTCTAGGAACATCTTTATGTATTGTTGTATATTTTGGTGGTTTCTTTGCCGCACGGGCCTTCGCCATCTTATCCTTTACATCTTCTGACATTTTTCACCTTTGTAATTTATCACTTTTTTATTTATGAGGAATTCAAAGATGTCATAATATGAGCCAATAAGTTTTCCGTCCACTTCTACTTGAGGCAGTCTCCGGATTCTATGGCCTGTCTTGTGTGAAATAGAATTCATATCATCTTTATCAGCAAAACTATATACGGAAAAAGGAATATCATTCTTTTCTAATAATGTTAATATCTTATATGCAGTTTCATCAAATTCTGCAAACAGATATACTACAATGTTCATTCATGTTCTGGATCGTTTTATACTTTGATCCTGTTGCCTTTTCAATTCTGTTTTACGGGCGAGTTCTTTATCACGTTTTTTCTTGGCACTGGGTTTTTCATAAAACTCCCTACGTTTGACTTCAAACTCTATTTTGTTTCGTTCAACTGTTTTTCTAAATCTTTTGAACATTGCATCAAAAGATTCGTTTTTATGTTTTTTCTTTACTGCTGTCATAATGTTTTTAGGGTTTTTCCAACCGATTCAAGTTTATAATATCCATTATTTACATAAAAATTAAATGCTTTACAAGATACTTTTTCATCCAAACATTTAATTTTTCTTTCACACGGGTCGCACGGACTATCATATATTACTTTTATATTTTTACCACGCACAGTTCGGTTTACGACCTTCATCATTTAATAGTATCAGGTATTTTACTATTTGTCAAGGGCTGAAAACAACTCCGCTTCGGCATTGCGCCTTGCGACCAACCCATCCAATACATCATCACCAACATAAATCCATTTTTTCATTTCTTCCGGCACTGCTTCATAATCACCATAATTCAATTTTCGTAGCAACGTACTTTCTTTCAAATTAGTTGGACCTAGATTGAATGTCCAAGACACTAGTGCATCATATTGATTTTGAGTCAAAGGAACTTCTACTAACTTTTCTATATACTCCTCAACTTCTTGTATATCCTCAGCAAGATATCTATCACAGGCCTGTTCAATACACAACTGGCCTTCATAAACATCTTTAGTATGGCCATAACCAATAGTCCATACTCCTGCCGGGTCCTGATAGGCCACCTGTCGTTTACCTTCAAACTCTTTTATCAACTCAATACCAACTTCACTTGTTTTCATATCACCTTCCTTAGGTTTTTCATAAACTAAAATAATAATACAACTTAAAATAAATACCGTGATTCCTAATATATAAATGTTTCTCATTTTTCCCAATCATTATTTTTCACTAGTTCCATAAATGTATCTGCTTCAAGTACAACCAATGGTGAGGTACCATTTCGTTTTACTACTAATAGAGGA